GCTGAACCATTTATTAAAAAAGATTCATCAGAATGGGAAAATTACTCAAACAACTTTAACATTCAAGACTAATATGCCCCTCAAACCAATAAAGACTAAAGAAAGATTAGAACAAGTAAAGAAAGATGCAGGATTAGCATATTATTTTGCTAAAGATGTAATCAAGGATCGTTGGCCAGAAGTTGAACCTATTATTATGCAGGATGCCTGGTGGGCATGGAAGTATGCTGTAGACGTTATTAGAGCACCATGGCCAGAGGCTGAACATGTTATCTCTAAAAAATCTATGCCTGCTTATAATTATGCTGTATTGGTAATAAAAGATAAATGGCCACCTGGAGAAAAAGCTATTAATAAATTAGCCTACTCCAAAAAAGGATATAAACATTTTGTAGACAATTTATAAACTAAAGGAGCAATGAATAAAGAATTCTCTATTAAACAATACACCTTGTCACAAAAGATCATGATGATACTAATAACACTAGTTGTTACTGTATTACCCATACTGTTCTGGATGTGGATCACATCATACCTAATCAAATGTTAACAAAGATGTCATGATGAAATTAAAAAGGAAATAATTCACATTGTCTGGATGCAGGGTAATTTTGAGTAACATCCAAAAATTCATGCTGTTCCATTTTTACAAACTTGTCCCAGCAATTGTAATGCTCAAAATAATATGAAAAAAATAATTCAGGAAAGAAATTTGGCCCGTTAAAATTGTGCTTCCAGGCATACATTTTTTCTGAAAATTCTGGGCTGTACAGCTTGTCAAATAAATTAAAATAATTATGAAAAGAGTTGGGCAGTATAAAACTTGTGTCCATAAAAAATTTAGGTGCATCGAGGAACATGTTGTAGCTACAGTTGGCATAAAAATTTTCCTTATTTAATGTTGTTAAATCTGGAAAAGTTATGATGTGACAAGAGTCATAACGCCCTCTAATAATAAAGTCATATTGAGACCAATCAAATAAATTACTAACATTCTGCAAACCATGCAATTGAGAGAAATGCATCTGATTGTTGGTAGTTCTGCCTCCTGCATTATTAAAATTAAATCCATGCAGTTTGATTAATTCTGGGTAGTCAGCCACATGCTGCTGCATTAATAATCGCTGAGGAGCATATGCCTCCATAATTTTTGTCTCTGTTTCTTGTTTGTTCTGTTCACTGGTGTACCAACATTGACAATATACATCTGTAGAGTACTTGCTGATGATCTTATCAATTAGATAATCTTTGGAGTTGTTGTTTCTAAACAACCCACTGAGAAGTAATGCAATTTTCATGATGGTACTTATCTTCACAAGAAAATTATTGCAAAGAGTATAATGGAGATGTAGACGTTATAATAATACTACAAGTATAGGTACCTGCCTAACAACATGGTACAGAATCATGTGACCATCTGCAGCACTCAAGGAGAACGGCAGAGAATAAAAAGGATCTGCGTATATTCTTTGATGCCTATCCCCAGAAGTCAACTAGGAACCTCAAAAATGTTTCCACACACCTGAGCCTTTCCTGTTGATCTGTGTACTGAGAGCCTGTATACTGTATACAGTGACAATGAATCACCGATAGTACGCATAGTTGCAATAGCGCTCGAGAAGGGCTGCAGAACATGGGTCCACTATGTTGACTATCAAACACAAACAAAATAGGAGCTCGCTGAGCCTAGTGACTAGCAAACCATATGGAAGAAACTGAAACTGAACCTACTATTACGATTGTGCTTGGAGCTGACATGAAGCCTGCCAGAAAGCCTATTGAGTTTCACCGTGTGTTGGATAGTGATGAGACGTTTGGATCGGTCTATGAAGAATATCCTTGTCTTTGGAAGTACATTGAGCTTATCTGTAAGGAGTATCTTGGAACCAAGACATTAGACTTGATGTATGCCTACGACAATCCTAAAGATCGCTCTAGAGGTAGGCTCTTTCTTGGTCAGTGGAACGATGGCTATGTAGAGCGCTAATATGACGTCCAAATATAATAGCTTAGACTATGAGCTAGAGTCTCGACTAAGGACAAGATTGTTTGATGCTACTGAAAAGAAACTAAACATGAATCTATTTGAAGTGTTGTCAAAGTCTTATAGCAATAGGCTATATGTAAACAATACAATTGCATTTCACAATCCACTATGGGATGAACTTAAACAAAGCAACTAACTAATATGAAGATCGTTATCTATAATACTAAACGTAAGAGCTGGACGTTCAAGCCTACTACTAAGGTTAAGATCTCTAGTAAGCTCTACAACCGCAAGCGGCATAAGCAAGTGCTAACGCCAGTAGAGGTAGATGAGTGCTATAGTGACATGTGAGCTATAGAGCCAAGTGTCTGAGATCTGCATCCTGTGTTCTGAAACCGTAAACGGGGCCGTGAAACACAAACGGGTCTCAGACACCCCCAGGGGTCTAGGACACAAACGGGGATATAGAACCAAGGGGCTAGAATCCACATATAGTAGAGAAGGCAAGCTAATAGGTAGGAACCGCATGCTCCAAACTTTTGGCAAAATTTTTTTTGGATTTTCTATATGGATTTTCCTATAGGGCCGCAATTGCTCCAAACTTTTGGCAAATTTTTTTGGAATTTTTCTATGGATTTTCTGTATGGCCCCTCTTTTGCTCTCTGCTGCCTCTCTGTAACATTGATATCTGCTTCGTTGTTTCTCTGAAAGTCTGATGTTCTGATATTCTGATGATATGTGAGTCTGTTTATTATTGAGTCTGAATCTCTCTTATTCTCGGCTTGTGATGCCTTCGGCACATAGGAGAATCTTTTTTATCAGGTAAGATAAGTAATAGTATGTATAGTGCTCCTAGTGGAATAGTGATGAACGATTATGACCATGAGCCAATGTCATTAATTGCGCAAAAGTGGTTGGGTAAAAACAGGCGCAAGAAGAAAAAGAGAGTTTCTGAATCTTTTGCTAATTATTATCGTCGATATAATGCCTAATAATTGTGAATGACAATAGTTGGTTAATATTGGGACATGAATATAGTTTAATTAACTCGGTAGAGACAAGGTAGTATATACTATGGATCTGGGTTTGAGCTATAAAAAAAATCTTATTCAGACTAAATATTAGTAGATATGATCACATCTTTTTTAAACTCGGTTGATTTGCCAACGGTATCTGGAATTAACTCAACATCTGGATTGCCAGCTGGTATTGCTTATGAGGCTGGCATTGCTGGTTCATCTATATTGTACACCTTGCCAACTTCTACTCTTGGTACTACTTTTACATTAATTACCTTGAGTGTAGCTGGTAATACTACTAACAGGATTAGACTCAACAAATCTTATAGTGGTCAGACACTTGGTTTTATTAATCAGGACCGTTCTTCTTTCTTATTCACCTATACATCAGGTGGAACTGCAACAGCCTCTCTGACTGCAACAGCCAACTATTACGACAATGTTGGACCAGTGCAGCGTAGATTGGTACAAGGTTACGAAGCCTAATACCATTATAAACAATGAACCCGCCAAGAACATTGGCGGGTTTTTATTAGTCTTTTTTAGGCTTTGGCGAGCCTGGAGGTCTTGGTGGTCCGAAGCTTCTGAGAAGTTTACGATCTTCTTCACTTACATTTTTGCGTTCCTCTGGATCTAGCTTTCCGTCTTTATTTGTATCGTATTTGCTAACAATAGCATCTCTTTGTTTCTTTTGTTCCTCAGTTAACTTGGGACGTCTAGGTGCCTTATCATGTACACGTTCCTCTAAAGGAGGAGGTCGTTGACCTGGTGCATGTTCCTTAGGAACCTGAGCCACTAAAGTTGTGGCTGCCAATAGGGATAAGAATAACATTTTCATATCTATAGGTACTTAGCTCATCTAGAACATTGCTTAAACATTCTCATTAAACTTTAAACATCTACACCTAATATCTTTAGGTACTTTTCTGTATCTGCTTTGCTCATTTTTTTATCATCAGCATCAAAGCCTTCTCTAATAACACCATCTGGGCTATCAGATTCAGGATCAGTTCCTGGAGCAATGTCTACTAATACAGCACAAGACTGTACGTTCCTCTTTGGAAATGCCTGTTGTAGTTCCTGTAGCTTTTGTTCACTCTTAGGTTTAGCAAAGTAGAAGGTAATCAATTGATTTTCAAAGTAATCCTTCCAGTGATCATCATTCTTATAGGTGATGCACCAGGCACAATCCTTCTTGCCATCCTTGCCTGTTCGGTGAGCAAATTCACTCAGGCCTAACTTACGAGCAGCGCTGTGATTCAATGGAGCAACTACTAAGGCATCATTGTTATCCAAGTAGACTTCCACTTCACCTTCTGATTGAGATCTGCTTGGATTAGCTTTTACTTGTTGATTAGCCTGTGTTACCTTTTTCTGAAGATCCTCATATGTTGGATACTTCTCAATATTAGAGTCTTCACCAGCAATAGAGCCGCTATTAACCATGGCAATGAACTCAGTAACAGCATTTCTCAATTGATCCCAATCAAATGGAGCATTAGGTTCTTTTGTTTTGAGATATTGACGGCCAATCCATCCAACGAACTTCTTTGTTGGTGTATTATCAGACTGAAGAATCTGATTGAATTCTTCTTGGTCTATCTTTTTACCGGCTAGCATTTGCTTGAGCTGAGCCTTGTTTTCATTGACCAAAATATTTGAACGGTTGTGATTAACGTACCCTTCAAACATTAAGCTATTAATTGATTGATTCTTCATATTAAAATTCTTGTTCTGGGTTAGAGCTATTTTTCCAGTTATTATAAGTTTCTCTGGCTCTTGCCACTAACTTATCCATGATATTTTTGGCTTCACCACCACCTGTATTAACCTTTTTGATTACTTCTGCTGGATGTCTTAATAGATCTTTTACAATGAATGGTATTAGATGTTGATCTTTAACCTCGATTAACTTGCGGAAGTTATTGTATACTTCTTCTCCACTCATTAGTTCTAGTACTTCTTGATCTAGAGTTTCACGATCTAACTCACTTTGAGTAGCAATATCATAGGTTAACCAATTGTAGATGCCTTTAACAATCTCATGTACAAGGATTGGAAAGTTAGCTCCACGAGCCTTGATTGTGCTATCGTTTTCTACTTCTACAGAGCCAACAGCAGCACTATTAGCAAAGGCTCTGGACATCTCAATCATTGGCATGCCATAGTAACTCATAGTAGTACCAGCGCAAACAATGCCGTACATCTTAGGCAATTGTGGGTTAATTTGAGTTAGCTTGTCTTCTACTAAATGGAATAGGTAGAATTTATTGACTGCATTACCTTGGGTTAATGTTTTGGCAAAAGAACGTTTGGCCAAGATGTCTGGATCTAGTTCTGGTTTAACAAATTCTGTGGCTAATTGTTGAGTATCTTTCTCTGATGTGGATAGCTTGCCGTTTTTAGCCTTTAATTCATTCTCTGTTATAGCATTGCTCAAGTTAGGGGTATCTAATTTAGCATCAATAATTAGCATGCCTTCAGCAACCATTTCTTTTACTGCCTTGAATTCAGGCAAATCTAATACAGTTTCAACAGCTAATGTTTGTAATTCATCCTTATAATTCTCTTCTGCTTGAACAGTATTAAGGAAGTTAGTGAGGATGATATTGTATAAAGAGCTAAAGGATGAGTGCTTCTTATGCAAGGCTTCTAAGGACAGGCCAAGGTATTTGGCTAATCGTTCTACTGAGCGTTTGTATGTAGCGCTTGTGATGAGCTCTAAGTAGGCCTGATTGTCTGCATCTAGAGAAGGGTACATGCCTGTTACAATTTCTTTCTCATGAGATGGTAAGTTCTCTACATAATCCTTTTTGGAGGGATGCATGTACTTGCCACCAAATGGTAAATCTAGAGCTTCTTTTAGTTTCATATTATTTGCGAGCGTTTAAAAAGGCTGCTACATCTGGACTGATTGGACCTTTATCGGTGGCCTGTGGTCTAGGCTTTACATCTGGGCGAGTTGGTTGAAGAGGGTGTCTCTTAGGTGCTAATGGCTTTTGTGGGCCTGGAGTTGGTAGAGGTTTTGTATCTGGTTTAATATCAGGCTCAACCTCTGGCTCTTCAACAGGTGCTGCTGGAGCCTCAAACAAGGTTTTGCTTAATAAATTATTGACTAAATCGTCAAAGTTATCTTTCATGGTTTCTTATATTTATCTTTTACAGATGGTGTTTGTGGCGTCTTTTTAATATCTGCTGCTGGGTAGCCTGTTGGTTTAATTGTTGGTTGTTGAGAGGCTTCAACTAATTCAAACTGTGTTACACCACCTGGCATTCTAATAGCATATAGTTTCTTGCCTGATAATGGAACTCTTAATACTATTCTATTTCTCTTTTGGGCAATGGCTGGTAATTGTAAAAAGTAATTGATCCACTTGGGCAATACCTTAGTATTATGAGCACCAAAGTATCTGAACTCAACTGTTTTATATTTGGCAAAGGCCTTTATGTTAGTACCAGCATAACGATCAGCGCTATTAATTGTTTCTAATAGTTCTTTATTAGACATCTGAAAAGGCTTTGGTTTATCCTGCCCACCATATTTAACTCTTAAAATAACACTAATTAAGTTCTTTGAAACTTCATTTCTCAATTTTGCAAAGCCTAAATCTCTTCTTACCTTAGAGGCTTTTAAATCTGACTCTACTTGCTCTTCATCTACTAGTGTTGTCATCGCCAGTAAATCGAAAGCATCAAAGTCTTTGGGTGTTCCAATGTGTATATGTAAACCAGTACCACTATCGGTAATCTGATGGTCTACGAAGGCTGAGACCAAGTCTACTTGATCCATATTCTCTCTCTTTAAAATAGGAGATCTAATCTCTGTATTTGGACCGTCTGGACCAATTGTCCACATATTAGGATCATATCGTTCATCTCTTTTGATGCTAATAGATTTGTTAAGAACATTAATAGCCTCATAGCAGCTAGCTTCTGGGTCTACATCAACTTCAACTTCTACAAAGTCTTGCCAATTGTTATCAGCGATATACTCAAAGAATTCGTCTGTATTATCGTATTTGTCTCTTCTTTCCCAATAGGCGTAATTGTAATCAACATCACTTAATTTTTCTTGATATTCTTTTAATTCTCTTTCGTAGTCTTCTTCATTATTGTATGCGCTTAAATTTGGCTCAGCGTACACATCAGTAAATGTGTCTTGAGACATTGGTCCATAGATATCATCATATCTGCTTATATCCCCTCTTCCGTATCTTTTCCATTGGATAGCAGCATCATTTCTTTTTTCTTCTAGCCAAGACAAATATTCAGCCTCTAAGTCTCTATTGCGACCACCTCTCCAAGAACCATTCAAGGCTTCTAATATATCGTCTTTCTCAACTTCTTTGCTTGTTGTATTCGGTAGATATTCATACTCTACTCCGAATGTACCTTCTGGGATAGAGTGCTGCTCAGCCATTTTATTCTTGATCTGCTCTATCTTTGCAAATGGAACTGGGCCCTCTTGTAGCAGGCTATTATATAAGTCTTTAAACTTCACGTAATTATTTATTGCCTTTGGTAGATAGGCCCTTATAATACCTCGTAGAGTGAAGAGATTAAAGAAGAACTTTGAGATTAAGCTCGATCAGACGTCTAAAGGGCCATGGAAGAGGTTCAAGACTGGCTCACATTTTCAGTACATGGCGTACTATGAAGATATAGAGATCGGTAACATATCTGTTTTTAAAAATGGAATAAACGTTTATGTTAACACTGTTTTTATAAAAACCAATTATAGAGGCAATGGCTTTGGATATCAATTGTATGAATTTGCTTTTAAGCAGCATGGATGTCTGAGTACATTTTATTTTAGTGCCTCTGATGACGCAAAGCGTGTATGGAAAAAGTTAATTAAAAAATACAGATATGAAACCGACTTCTTTAAAGAGACCTTAACTATTTACTGTGCTGATGATAAACTATCAGATAAAAGTGCAGCTTCTTTAAATGCTAAAGCCTGAGCAACATGTCCTTGATCAAGCAAAAAGGTTTCTTTTGGAATGAATCCAACCAACTTTAATGATTCAAGTGTTTGTGGATTGCTCATAGCGTTGAGCAACTTAGCTGCTGAAGGCCTACCATATGCAATAATTTCTGCTTGAATCTCTCTTCCAATAGTAACAGTAAATTCGTTGTTGGCATTAGCCTCAAACATTTGATCATCTGTATAACCTGGAATTCTAGTTGGCTCACAAATCTCATATAGCTCAGCAATGAGCTTATTTAAGATAGCTAGCTCTTGTCTATTAAGATTAAAGGCATGAGCAGTATCTTCAAGAGTAGATTCTAGCTCAATAATTTCAGCCTCAAGATTTAAAATGACGTGCGGTAATGCAGAAATCTGCTTTAAATGCTTTAGCTCTTCTAATTTAGCCTTATGCTTCAATTCTGCTACCTTTTCCAAGGCTGCTGCGCGCTTGCGTCCTTCTAGAAACCCTTTGAGAGTCTTTAGCTTCTCCCAGGGAGTACTACCAATAACCTGATAACGATAATTAAATTCTGAATTTAAATTAGATGCCATACAATATATGTATTAAGCAGTTAGAGAGTATCCAGCTGCTGTACGATAATATTAGCTTATTTTTAATATTTCTAAAAGGTAAATTTATTTTAGGCTGTTGTTGAGTAACCAGCGGCACCTAAACCAGATCTTGATGTCCCAATTTGGGTTGCAGAATCAGTAGCTATTACCCCTAAATTAGATACAAGATTTGTAATACTAACAGTTGAACCAGAGGAGTTTTCCCCATATCCAAAAATAGCCTTATCCCCACCATAGCTAGCAGCTGCAAGTCCATACCTAGCGGTACCTACCCCTGTTGTATTCGTTGCAATTACCCCTGTATTAGATACTAGATTAGAAACACTAACAACTCCACCCTGTTGACTATTAGTAGTACCAAAACCAAAAATAGCCTTATCAGTGCTATACTTCGCAGCTCCAAGGTGAGTTCTCGCTGTTCCAACCCCTGTTGTATCAGTAGATACTACCCCTGTGTTAGATACTAGATTTGACATACTAACAGTTACAGAAAAGCTTGTAGACCCGTAAGCAAAAATAGCTTTATCAGTACCGTAACCTGTTCCTGCTAATCCGTATCTTGCTGTTCCGACCCCTGTTGTATCAGTAGATACTACCCCAGTGTTTGATACGAGGTTAGTTATAGCAGTTGAAACAAAAGAGTCTGAAAAACCATAACCAAATATAGCTTTATCTGTACCATAACTACAAGCCCGAGTGTTTTCTCTACTTGTACCTACTCCTGTTACATCAGTAGATACTACACCAGTGTTTGAGACGAGGTTAGTCATAGATAAAATGGTATTATTATAACCGTATCCAAATATTCCTTTATCTATACCATAAGTAGCTGCACCAAGTGTGCTTCTAGCAGTACCAACTCCCGTTACATTACTAGCAACGACTCCTGAGCTGGATACTAAATTTTTTAAAGATAAGTAAGAACCACCACCATCACTTCCATAGGCAAATATCGCCTTTTGTGTAGGCGTACTAGCAGCGCCTGACGGTGTTGGAGTTGGTGTAACTGTAGAGGTTGGAGTAACAGTATTGGTTGGAGTAACTGTAATGGTTGGTGTAACTGTTGGTGTTACAGAGTTAGTCGGTGTAACTGTAATGGTTGGTGTAACTGTTGGTGTTACAGAGTTAGTCGGTGTAACTGTGATGGTTGGTGTTACCGTAATTGTCGGAGTCGGAGTCGGTGTGATGTTATAACCAGAAACAATTGTATCACCAGCAGTAGTATTTATTGTAAAAGTATCCCCGTATATGAAAGCTGTATTTGAATAATTAAAACCTATTACCCCTTGATTTGGACTTAAAGCGGTTGGGTCCCACCCGTCAATTAAACCATAAACTTTATTTGTATAAGCTGTAACACCACCTATAGTAACAAAAGAATTAAACGGTATAAATGTGTCTGTGTAGCAGAACACATAATTATATCTCGGATCTTTGAATACTAAATTCGCAGCCATGTAGTTATTTATGGTTCGTAAGATTTATTAACTCAAGGAGTATCCAGCTGCTGCTAAAGCATATCTTACAGTACCAACACCAGTTGTATCAGTTGCAACCACACCAGTGTTTGAAACTAAGTTAGTAATAGAAACAAAAACATAACTACTACTGAAACCGTAACCAAATATTGCCTTATCTCCTCCATATCCAGCTGCTGCTAAGCCGTATCTAGCAGTACCAACACCAGTTGTATCAGTTGCAACTGTTCCAGTATTATTTACCAAATTAGTCATAGAAAAACTTGAAAACAGTTGACCACCATACCCAAATATTGCTTTATCAGTTCCATAACTAGCTGCAGCTAGACCTTCTCTAGAAGTCCCTACACCCTCAGTATTACCAGCAAAAACTCCAGTGTTAGATACTAAATTAGTCACTGATCCTAGAGTACTCATAGCATTATCTACACCATACCCAAATATAGCTTTATCTGTGCCGTAACTAGCAGCAGCTAAGTTAGCTCTTGATGTACCAGCCACTTGAACATCATTAGCAACAATACCCGCATTTGAAACTAAATTACTATAGGATAAACCAAAATCAGCCGTACCATAAGCAAATACAGCTTTATCAGTACCATATGTAGCAGCAGCTCTACCTATTCTACTAGTTCCAACACCTGTTGTATCAGCTGCAACTACGCCTGTATTACTTACCAAATTTGTCATAGATACAGCAACACTAGTTTTACCATAACCAAAAATAGCTTTATCAGTACCATATCCAGCAGCAGCTAAGTAAGATCTTGATGTTCCAACACCTGTTGTATCAGCTGCAACCACGCCTGTATTAGACACAAGATTAGTAATAGAAGTATTACCTCCATCCCCTTCACCAAACCCAAAAATTGCTCTTTGAGTGCCTGCAGCTGCCGCTGCAGATGGTGTAGGTGTTGGTGTAACTGTGTTGGTTGGTGTAACTGTAATTGTTGGTGTAACTGTGTTAGTTGGTGTAACAGTTGGTGTAACAGAGTTGGTCGGGGTAACAGTATTGGTTGGTGTTACTGTAACTGTTGGTGTAACTGTGTTAGTTGGTGTAACAGTTGGTGTAACAGAGTTGGTCGGGGTAACAGAGTTGGTAGGTGTTACTGTTGGTGTAACTGTTGGAGTAACAGAGTTGGTAGGAGTAACAGAGTTGGTAGGTGTAACAGAGTTGGTAGGTGTAACAGTAGGGGTTACAGTTTTGGTTGGTGTAACAGTAGGGGTTACAGTTTTGGTTGGTGTAACAGTAGGGGTTACAGTTTTGGTTGGTGTAACAGTAGGGGTTACAGTAGGGGTAACTGCAGGTACAGGTTCAGAAAAATCTAAAACCAATGATACCATTCTTGGGGATACCTGAATAGCACTAATTGCATTACCGTAAGCATCATAACCGTTAACAACAACAGTGGAAAGAGCTGGAAAGTTAACATCATCGTTATATAATGGAACGTAATTACCTATTTGAGATAACTGAATTGGTAATGGAGCAGAGTAATCTAATACTGTAGCAGGATCAATGTTGTAAACTAATGAGGCTGTTCTTGGAAATACTTGTACAGCAGATAGCGCATTACCGTATGCATCATAACCATTAACAACAACTGTAGAAAGAGCTGGGTAAGTAACATTCCCAGCATACAGCTGAGCATAATTTGTTACCTGCTGTAATTGGATTGGATTTGCAGCAGTTTGGTTCCATGTTAAAGTTGATAAGGATTTAACAAGTTGCAATTGTCTAGGAAATATTTGTACTGCGCTTATGGCAGTACCATAAGCATTGTAACCATTTACTACAATGCAACTCAAAGGATCAATGCCATTTGTAACCTGTACATAATTAGTTACCTGAGATAATTGTATGGGACTAGGCATTGTTACGTTTAAAGCAGATACCACCTCAGTTACAAGACTAATGGTTCGAGGGAATATTTGTACATGTGCAATTTGATTGCCATAGGCATTGTAACCTTCTACAATAGTTGTTGATAGTGCAGGAAATGTCGCATCATTATTATACAAAGGAATATAGTTAGTTACTTGAGACAGCTGTATGGGGTTTGGTATGGTAGGGTTGGTTGCAACATCGTTTGCGTACCTTACTAATTTTACAGTTCTAGGGAATACTTGAACAGCAGATAAGGCGTTACCGTATGCATCATAACCATTAACAACGATGGTGCTAAGAGGAGGGAAAGCTGGATCGTTAATCACTACATAATTTGTCACCTGTGACAATTGAATGGGTAGTGGTTCGTTAAGATTAAGATCTGTTAAAAGCATACAGTTACATATATTTATCGTAGAGGAGAATAAATAATTAAGCATATGAACAGCATTTTCGATGAGTATTACGAAACTTTAATCAAAGAGGCTATTGGTTTGAATGAAATGCCAGTAAGCCGCATTGCCTCTGATTTAACATCTTTTAAGCCAAGCAAAGAGCTTGGCTCATATTCAATTACAGATATAACAGGTGAGGATGAAGAAAAAATTAAACAGGTACTTGTTAAGGTTGGTGAATATGTAATTGACAATCTTAAAGAACCATCTTCTGCTTCAAGAAAAGAGTATCAAGATGTAGTCGCTGAATTTATTAGAAAGGCTATTAATGACGTATTCCCCGATTCCAAAAAGGCTTCAGGAGGCAAGCCTTTTACTGCCAGAGATTACTATGCTGCAAGAGCTATTATCAAGGCTTTCGAAGACCAGAATATTATTAACACCAATGATACTGGTGGTAAGATTGAAAAAGGCTCTGTTGAAAAAGATGAGCTACCTCAAACAGTAGCTGACATTACTCAGGACGTTTCAAATGAAGTAGAGGCTAAGGTACAAGATGATTTGGATGATACCAAGGAAAAGCAAGAAGAGACTCAAGTAGAAGTTGGTGAGATAGGTTTAGTCAAAGGTGATAAGTTTGAACCAACAGCAGTATATTCTGTTGATGAGACATCTGATAAAGAAAATCTAAGCCCATTAGAGAAGTATGCTCTTGATTATGTTGAACCTGAAACAAGTGGCATTGATATTGTAAAGATGCTTAAAAACTCAATTAAGCTCAGAAACAAAGAAAACGAAATCAGAGATCTATTAGATTCTCTTGTGAAGAAAGGTATTTTAGCCAAGACTGGTGATGATGAAGATTCTGGCAGAGGAGTTTCAAAGACTGGAGATGATTCAGTTGAGGATATATTAAAGGGCATGGGGCCAAGAGAGAATCCCGAAACTGGAGTTCTAGGCGATTTATAATAACTACTTGGTAATGGATATCAATAAAAAAATTGATGCTTATCTAAAAGAGGGTAGGCCAGTTGATGCAGACTTTATAATTGAAATTTATAAACACGCAAAAACAACCTACCCTGAAAAGGAGTTCAAGGATATTCAGAAAGATTTAAAAGTTTTAGTTAAACTGTTGAAAAAGAGCGGGACTGATAATACAATTGTTAAAATTAAAAAGTCCCGCTTAAAATGAACGATGAATTAAATCTTACCTGGGCTGATGTTGAACAGGGTGTAAACATTATTATTAATAGAATCGGTAACAAGAAATATGACTATGTTGTTGGAATTGCAAATGGCGGTCTTATTCCTGCTACATTAATTGCCAAAAGACTTAAGCTAAAGACCATGTCAGTTGGATTAGAGTCTTACGAAAATAAAGACTTTAAGAATGTTACTCTCTGGTCTGAAATTAATAAGAGGTTGTATATTTTACAACAACAAGGCTTATGTTTACTTGTTGACGACATAAGCGACTCTGGCAAATCTTTTAACTATATCAAGAATGCCTACTTGAAAAAAGAAGAAATTATTTGCGATACTGCATCTTTAGTTGTAAAGCCAAAGACAACATTCATGCCTGATTATTTTGCAATGAGTGTGCATACTGACACTTGGGTTAAGTTTCCTTGGGAATAATATGGCCTCACAGAAAGATATTGACAAGGCATACTTGCGTATGTGTGTAGAGTGGGCTAGACTATCTACAGCTCGTCGACGCAAGGTTGGCTGTCTAATTGTTAAAAGTGGCCAGATAATCTCTGATGGTTATAATGGTACTCCTAAAGGGTTTGATAACAATTGTGAAGAAGAAGTTAATGGAGAGCTAGTAACAAAATCAATTGTTCTTCATGCGGAGAGTAACGCCATTACTAAACTAGCTAAATCTAATAATTCTTCTGATGGTGCCACCTTATATGTTACTTGCTCTCCGTGCTTTGAATGTAGTAAGCTTATTATCCAGGCTGGTATAAAGAGAGTAGTACATTGCCACTTTTATCGAAATACAAGTGGCTTAGTGTTGCTTGATCAAGCTAATATTGAATGGAGTTTTTATGATCTTAGCTCAGAATTCTCTGCTGACCATTTTCAATCGATATTGCATTCTTCTTCTCGTTCACAGGAGGGTAAGCAGCAGTTGCAGCAGTAGGCATTGTATTCTCTCTGCCTAATGTTCTTACATCATCTGCAGATGCCATTAATGTTAATGGCAGATTTCTGAATTGATGAGAATGTCTTCCAACATTAACTGGAATCTTTTCAGTAAAGTAAAGAGTAAAGTTACAAGGATCTCCACCACAGTTTAACACCCCGCGATAGTTAACATTTGGTAAAACATATCCCTCTAAGAACACTTCTTCAGTTTCCTGAAACTCAATAGGAGCAGTAATATGCTGTACAGTAAGTTCTCCTTCAACGTGAGCACTTCCAGCTACTACAATATTTTGGGTAATGCCTAGATTACTATCAACTAATACCTGTTTACCTTGAGATTGTCTTAATACTAATATATCGGATGAGATAGATAGTCTCTTTTTAGCATTAATATTAACTTCATTATTAGAAGCAATGTTAACTTGTTCTCCAGTTAAGTTTGTAATTGACCCAGCTATATCAACTGGACCATAGGATTTAAGAGCGACCCCACCTGAACCAACAAGTACATTCCATCTGTTACAAACGTTTAAATTATATGTACCACCTGGCAAGTCTTCTACATTAACATACTCCATCATAGGAGATTCTTTTTGACTTATATATACACCTTGAGCAGCAACTATAACCTCGTTGTTGGTTATTTTACCGGTGTTATCATATCTAATATTAGGTAAATCGTTCATTACTAATCCAATAGTTTCAAGTTTATGTTTAGTAATTTGAATGATCTTGGATCCACCTAACCCCATTTGTTTCTCTAAGGCTGTAATCTCATTAATCTTAGATTCAAACTTTAGCTTTAAAGCATCCTTCTTATCTTCTACTGCCCAAATACCATCTTGAGTTGAAGGAGAAATACCTGTACCGTTACATACTGGGCATGGACCACTTCCCAAGAAGTTTCTTGGTTGTGCTGGTGGCTGTATTAATTGAGACGGTACATTGTAATTGTAAACAATAATATTCTGACCTAGATAACCAGTAGCTCGTCTTACACTAAAGCTAGAGTCGTTAATCATATTATAAGCAGTTGTCCAATTACCACCCATTGGATTAGTTGCTGTAATAATTGCTGTGCTATTAACTGGTATATAAAGTGAGAATGTTTCTCTTCTGCTCCATATAGCTGGTCTGTTAGCTGCTGAACAAACAGGGCATTTAGCATATGAACCAGATTGGTTTTGTAGAGGGGAGGTATATGGGAACAAATTATTATATGAACCTGTTTGATTGCATCTCTGTATTTCAAATAATTGCTTTACTGCTGCAATTTCTTCAGCAATATCTTTCCATTGTTGAATAGCTGACTTGTTAAAGTTACCTATCTTTTCAAAATGATCACCTCTAATAATCTCATCATGATCTTTTTCAGTGTATTCATTCTTATACCCTCGAGTTGTTTCAAAAGAATCTGCTAGTGTTAAATTTTGTTTGTTTTGAGTGTTAAGTTCAATAGTAGCCTGGTTGTTCATTTCTCTATATGAACCATTATAGGCTGTCATTCTTATAGCCTCTTTATTGTCAGTATTAACTACTTCTATAGTACCACCCTTTTGGTTTAGCACCATTTTACCTCTATAGGTTTCAGTATCTGGAGTATAACCCTGAGTATCAGCTGGATTAACATTGTTGTAATCTCCTGGATAGTCTACTGGGTAAGTTTCTAGATTGCCTTGATAAACACCTAACCAATCCTGAGTACCGTAGTGAGCTGCGAATACAACTGGGTAATTAGCATCACCTTCTCTAAAGAATACCCAAACGTGAGCTCCAACATCAGGAATAGCAAATTGACCTTTAGTACAATTTGAATAGGTGTGTGGTTTATATAAATGAGTATATGGATTGACTCTATTAGGGTTACCTGTAGATATTACTCCTGTGTTTGTATTATATGTTTTGCTAAAGGCATCTGATGGTTGTAATTCGTTAATTTCATATATTCTGCCATACTTCTCTCCAGTACCATCAACGTTAAGAGAGTATTTTGAATTAGCAGATAAAGTTGGTATAGATGTATCAACTCTGTTAGAATCTGATATAGAAGCTTTACTATCCCAATTATAATACTTGCCAGATGCACCACCGCTAACAACTGGCAAGGCTACTTCAGCCCAAGGTAATAACCTTTTAATTTCCTCATTAACTGAGGTTAGAGAAGATTCAATGTTGTTACCCATGAATCTAAAATTCTTATCTGTATTCTCTTGCTTGAAGCTGCTATAAACAGTTTGAGAGATATGAGGCACCCATACCTTTACTCTGCCTCTTTTTTGAGGATCATTGTTCTGAACAACAATGCCGAGATAATGACCGTAATAATACGGTAGTTGTTTTCTACTGGGGCTACCTTCTAATGCGTTAGAATATCTCATATTAATTAACCTTGCTTCGGAACATTGCTATTTATAGCATTTTTAATGTTATTATAGGCTCTTGCTGTACCTGAAGTAACATCAGATACAACACTAGTTGCTGTATTGCTAGCAGCAGTAGCAACAGTACTTGTAGCTGTATTCACACTCTTATTAACAGTAGAAGGTAAGCCAGTTACAGAATTAAAAAAGTCTTTTGGTCCTTTAGCAGAGAAACCGCTAGCGGCTTGTACAACTTGATTCTCTAAATTGTTTACAACACTATCAGCAGCAACATTAGCTACCATATCCACAATAGGGCCACCCTTTGAAAGCTTCTTTTTATTTCTAGGGGATAAGGTATTGCATATCTTATTAATATTACTGTTTACTTCAGATGTTAACTTGGCTGTATAAAAATTTGTATTCTTAACATCTTTTATTATATCTAAACTTCCAGTAACAGAAGTCGTTAAAGTCTTTCTTTTAAAATCTAACGTACCCAGCAATGATATTTCTGCATTAAGATGCTTGTTAATTTTCTTATTAAGTTCAATAGCACCAGCAGCACCAGCACTTGTTATAACACCATTAACACTCACACCGTTAGGTATACTAGGTGTTATGCCTCCAAATGGAATGTTTGGAGAGGATATATTACTAAGTAAAGAACTTACAGCACTACGCAAACAATTTTTAATACCTAATCTTAAAGTACCTTTTATTTGAGTCAAACTACCTCTTACTGCAACAGTAGCAATACCAAATGAGGATTTTGCAAAATTACCTACAGCTCCAACAGCTCCTGTTACACCATTTTGAATGGTATTACCTGATACTAATCCAGACACAGTTGATTTGGCTCCACCAACTGTAGATACAACTGCCCCTTTTAAGGAAGCTGAACCACCTCTAACAAACCCACCTATAGAGCCTCTCACACCATCACCTGAAACAGCTCCACCAATAGCCCCACCCAAAGTGTTGATTGCTACATTATTTAATTTTGTACGAGCAGCACCTGAGGCAGCGGTTATGCCATCTTTAACCACCCCATTTGGATTCTTTACTAATGTCTTTACTGAACCAACTAAACCTTTTACATTGGCATTAATCGGAGGCAAAGGAGGAGCAGCTATGTTTATGCCAGTCTTAGCGTTGAGTTGATCGGTTAAAGACTGTGGAACAGATGTAACTCTTCCAATCTTCTCATCAACAGCGCTGATAGTCTTAGTAATATTCTTACTAAAATTTACAGGGTTAAACTTTTCTAATGCAGCCATTTAAATTATTTATTTGATTCTCTGAGTTTTGACACTATAATGACAGAGATGAATATTAAAGTATCTCATGAAGTACCTATTAAGCTCCTTGATTATTCTCGAAACTTTAACGATTATGACTACTGTCTGGTACACCTACTGGATCAGAAACCGGAGTATAAGAAATATTATCAGTCTTGTAAACTCTATGACCGAGAATTGCTCTTGGATAATAGTATTTTCGAGCTTGGTAAGGCTTTCGATTCTGATAAGTTTGCTGAAAAGGTTGTAGAAATTGAACCTACTTATTACATTGTTCCTGACTCTCTGCAGAACTGTGAAGAGACTATTAGCAATTGGAAGAGTTTCGTTGCTAAGTATAATGACTTGCCTGGACTTAAAATTGGTGTCGTGCAAGGCAATACCTGGCGAGAACTTAAGTATTGCTATCAGTTCATGAACGAACATGCTGACTATATTGCAATCTCGTTCGATTATGCGTATTATTTGGTTACTGGAGAGTCTCCTACTAATAACAAGCTCGAGCTCTGGTGCTCTGGACGTCAACGACTCATTCAGCAACTTATGGATAGTGGCATCTGGAATACAAAGAAGCCTCATCACTTGCTTGGTTGTTCATTGGCTAAGGAGTTTAAGGCCTATATCGGTCAAACATCTATTCGCTCCGTCGATACTTCGAACCCAGTTGTTGCAGCCTTGCATAATCTCAAGTATAACGGTGATCTTGGATTGAAGACTAAACCGAGTACCAAGTTGGCTGATCTTATTGACTCTGAAGTTAGCAATGAGCAAATGGATCTTGTTGAGTACAATGTTGGAGCCTTTAAGGAGATCCTTGGGCGTCCCTCTGATAACTTCCTTCGAAAATTTTAAACTATGAAGAAATGGATAGCATTTTTCTCTAAGTCAGGAAGCGAGATTGCTGAATTAAGCAATCGATTGGGACGGTGGCCTGATCTCATCGTTACTAATCGTAATGATGTAAATGATTGTAATTTAGCATTAGTTCAATACATTCAGAACAACTTAGATAAGATTGAATATATTAAGAACGATCCATCTGAATTAGATTATACAAATGCAATAAACTCTTTCTGGAGTACAGATTTGTTTATTACATTGCATGGATACATGCGGATCATTCCAAAGAAGATTTGTGAGACTTATGAGATTTATAATGGGCACCCTGGGTTAATTACTAAGTACCCTGAACTCAAAGGTAAAGATCCACAGCGCAAGGCCTGGCTTGGCGCATATAAGACTTCTGGTTGTGTAATTCATAAGGTTACTGCAGAGGTTGATGATGGTGAGGTTCTTGCTGAAGTTGAAGTTCCAATTGGTGGGACACTTGATGATACAATTAGCATCTTGCATAAGAACTCTATTGATTTGTGGGAAAATTTCTTGAGAGATAAGCTTATAGAGAAATCTAAAATTACAACTGATTATAGAGAACTTGTAAGAAATCATGATTACTCAGTTGAATATTGTGAACATCATTACCCGGAGACTATGCAAGAGCTGAGACGTTTGCAAAAAGAAGAGTTTCGACTATTCTGTAAAAAGCAGTTTGATTATGGCCCTGGTAATATCTCGGTTGGTCAAGACACAACTACTGCAGATGGTAAGAGAGTTTCTCTCTGCTCTATCGTCTTTAGATGCAATGATAAAGTTCAGCGTTTGTTAAATCTTGTGGTTAAGAATAATAAGTCTGCTCAGAACGAACCTGTTATGGATGCTTTCGAGGATCTTTCTCTTTACGGAAAGATTGCAAAAATAGTTGATAAAGGTGTGTGGGGCAAGTAAAATCAAAGCATGAGAAAGCTGTTTACGTTTACTGGCGCTCAGAGTACTGGTAAGACTACTTTGCTTAATAAGGTAAAAGAATTGTATCCTAATCGATTTGAATATGTAACTGAGGTAACTCGTCGTATTCAGCGATTAGGAGTTTCTATTAATGATAATGCTAAAAACTATGATTTGACTCAGTCTCTTATTATTGGAGATCATTTGATTAACTACATGAAGGTGCATGAGCAACGTGAAGAGAATGTTACTGATATCTTGCTCGATCGTTGCATTGTAGATGGTTACATTTATACAAAGTACTTTTATGAGCAAGATAAAGTGTCTCGTACAGTAATGGACTTTGCTGAATATTGGTTTAAAGAACTAACTCCTAAATATGATGTTATTTTCTATACTAATCCTTCTGATGTTAAACTTGTTGATGACGGGGTTCGTAGTACTAGTAGTGGTTTTCGAGAAAGAATTATTGAACTCTATAATACAGAATTTATCGATAAATATGATAATATCTGTACGTTAAATGGCTCTGTTGAAGAACGTATAGAAGTTATGAAAATTGGAATGTTGTATAGTCAATGTAACAACTGCAATATTATGATTGATCTGGATGCTAGCAAGCCCATTCGGAAGCAAAATAATTATTCAGAATCTGCTGGACAATTGTGTGAAGGCTGCTATAATAATCAAAAATAAATTATGAGTGACATTACAAAACATCTTGGTAAGACTAGTGCCTATAAGGCTACTTACGACAAGTCTTTGCTTGTTCGTGAACCTCGTCAACGCAATCGTACCTATCTTGGTATTCAAAACGAGAGTCTTCCGTTCGTTGGATATGATATCTGGAATGCCTTTGAGGTGTCGACTTTGCTTTCTAATGGGTGCCCTGTTAGTGTAATTGCTAAGGTTACGTATAACTGTGACTCTGAATACATTGTTGAGTCAAAGTCTATTAAGCTCTACTTTAACTCCTTTAATATGGAGAAGCGAGCTCATATCAATACTGTTGAAGATGCTATTGAGTTCATCGAAGAGACTGCTAGTCAAGACCTTTCTGATCTTCTTGAAACTAATGTAATTGTTACTTGCTTTAAGACTAGTCAGTATGTTGTTAATGATAATCTTGCTGGTTATCCTGTTCTAGAGAATGAGGTGATGTATGGTGTTGACGAAGAGTTTACTAGCTACTCTGAGAATCCTTTGCTCTTGAAGATTAGTGATGTAACTAAGAAGCCTGTTAAGCAGTACTTTAACTCTAAGCTATTGAAGTCTAACTGTAAGGTTACTAGTCAGCCTGACTGGGGTGATGTGTATATTTACTTGAAGTCTGATAAGCTTGTTGATAAAACTTCTCTGCTTAAGTATATTGTTTCATTCCGTGATGAGTGTCACTTCCATGAAGAGATTTGTGAAGCTATCTATAAACGACTTTGGGATAATTTTGAACCAGAAGAGTTGTTAGTGTTTTGCTTCTATGTTCGTCGTGGTGGTATTGATATTAATCCTATTCGAGCATCGAATATTAATCTAATCGATAATGATATGATTGATCCGTATTTGCCGTTTATTCGAACTGGCAGACAGTAAACAAAGAAAAGGCCGATCTTTCGATCGGCCTTTTTTATTGAACTACTATTGCTTCTAAGATTAGAAGTATACAACAGATGTTGCTGGGGTGAAGGCAATGCCAAGACCCTTAACAACAACCAATGTATAGTACAAGTTAGCACCAAAGATGTTATCGACAACACCATAACGTGTTAGCAAGCCAACACGAGGAGCGAAGTCGTTAGGACCGATTGTGCGTTGTACCATTACTGGGATGTATGGACAATAGATAATACCAGTGTCATAGAACTCTGGTCCCTTATAACCCAATAGTGCGTACTCAACTGTGGTACGTTGACCTGTTAGGTTTTGAGCATCGGTACGAGTATCGCGGTAGACTTGGAAACGACCACCAACTGTACCAACCTTAGCAACACCTGTTGGTTGAGTGTTAACGTTACCGTCAACAGTCATCCAGCTGAACTCAGGAAGAGCCTCGAGAATAGCGCAAACTCTTGGAGTAGCGATAATGAAGTTAGCAGCACCACGGCGGTTACGAACTGCAATTCTGTTTGCTTCAACGATCAACTTCTGATAGAAGTCGCGATTACGCTCAGCCAACCAGCGACCGTCAGCAGCAGAAGCTGTCCAGCTTGTTACGGAACCGTAAGAAGCATACTTCAAGCAGACTTGGATCATTCTGATGACCATTTCACGATCGATTTCAGCCTGGAGCTCATAGCTCATGGCGTTTGTCAATTCAGCATCGATATCGATACCGTTCATGTTCTTCAAGTCCTGCTCCAACTCAACAGACCAACGAGCAGCTAGTCTGCGGGTACCAGCTTCAACGGCTGTCTTCTCGAAGGAGATAGAAGCTGTTGGGATCTGAGAAGTGAACTCGTAGTTGGCTAGCAACTGAGCAACACCTTGATCAGAATCAATAATCTGGAAGTTGGTGTTGTTTTCATATGCTGCTAATTCAGCAGAAGAAGCACCAGTGAAACGGGTGTCTAGGTATTGGTAACCAAGTTCACCAGAATAGGTACCACCGAACGTACCAGTGTTACCTGGGCTCACTACACCAGCAGCAGCAGCCTGCCATGGGTAAGGTCCAGGGTTGCCGTAGGCAGCATCATTGTACTTGCCTGGGATCTGGCTACCTAGTACGTCATTGTCGTACTTGTAACGTAGAGCGAAGGCGAGACCAACTGGACCGCTCATTGGCTGAACACCAACGATTTCGTTAGTGATCAACTCAGGGAAGGTACGGCGGATCATTGGAATGAGGATCTTTGGCAAACGAGCATCACCGGTAGCATACCAGTCAGCATTCGTATCGCCAGTAGAGTTGTTTACGGCTGCACCGTAACCACCCATACCACCTACTGCACCGTATGCGCCACCGAAAGCTGATTGAGTAGATCCAGAAACGTTAGCGCCGGATTCTTCAATGCACCATCTCTCTTGGTTCTCAAGAAGAATGGCAGTGTTAAGACGTGTGTGATCGTCTTCGATGTTTCTCACGTTCTTGCTGTTAAAATCAAGAACAGGTGACCACTTCTCAAGAAGAGCGCCAGCTCTATCTGGAGAAATATATGACTGTGAAGGTCTGATATTTTTCATATGTTTATTTATTTTTAGACATTATATGATGTCAAATCATAATCAGGCTTATGCCTCAATGGAAATTTATTTTAGTGTCTTGATAGCTCCTGCATGTACAACTTCAATGGAGGGTGATCAGAAGCTTCTGATGTACCTTCCTCGATTACCTGTTGAGTATTTTCAACTACAGGGCGATCAAGATTTCTAGAAACAGACTGTGATACAGCTTGCTCGGTTAGAGTCTCGATGTTCTTAGCTTCTTGCTTTTCAAACATCTTGCTTGTATAGTCATAGTTTTCTTTAATGAATTCAGCAGACTTACCCTTAAATACCTTGGCCAAATATGCCTTCTTGTTATCAGATAAACCAGCTGTCTTCTGTTCAAAAATTAAATTAGAGACTGCTCTATTGTAAGATTCATTGAGCTGCTTGTTATCAGCCTTAAGAGCCTCAATGATCTTGGAGCTTTCATCAATCTTTTGCTTACCATCCAATACGGCTTCGCGAATTGATTCTTTACCGAGTACTAGATCGATAGAAAGCATGCTGCGTAGTTCGTTTAGAACTTGAGCAGAGCGTCTGTTTTGTACAGCCTCTTCAATGGCTGTCTTTGGCAAGTTCTCATCGAGGTATGACTCGAGATAGTTGGAAATTGATTCAACAAGAGATTGCTTGAATGATGCAGCATCCTCATTGAGAGCCTTCTCGTACTTGCGTACAACAGTCTTGAGTTTACCAGCATGGTTCTCGTTGATTGCTTCAACAACCTTCAAAAGCTTCTCAGAGTGATTACGGTCAATAGCCTCAACGAGCTTCTCTACCTTGGCAGAGTGATCTTCGTCGATTTGTACCAATAAACTCTCGAGTTGCAATTTTGCACGATCTTCAGCAGCCTTGTTTACTTGCTGCTCGAATGCCTCAGAAATTTGATTTAGTGATTCCTCACTAAGAATATCCTTGGTAACTTCCTTTAATTTTTCAATTAGAGCTGACATATGTTAAAAAAGTGGTTTGTTCAAAGCAGTTTTAATACGGCTTTTAATCTTATTATCTAAGACTTGTTGTAAATATTTATTAGCCTCAGAGTAATTTTTTACCCCAACATGCTTAATAAATGACTTAATAAGTTGAGTTTCCATATAATTATTTAAGCTTATTGATAAAAATTAATACTTGCTCTCTCAAATATTTATCCACATCTTTGCGAGGCAAGTTACCAATAGACTTTTCAAACTTATTATAAGCCTCTTCTAGATCACCAGTATCACTTAAAATCCATTGTTTAGACTCTAGAATACCGTTAACAAATGCTTTGGGACATGAAGGATCTGCAACTACGTCAATAGCAACAAGCTTCATGTTCTTTACTCTATTTACATCTTCTTTAATAGAGTCTGGTTCTAATTGACCTAAACATCTTGTTGAGACGCCAGGAGTAACTCCATCATCAATAAGATTTTGTACAATCTTACCCATTGGAGTACTTAGAACGAGGGACTTTCCTACAAAGTAATTACCTTCTTGTCTTAAATTTTGGACACTGTGACAGGCTCTTGCTAGATCAATATCAACAGTGGTTGGGTGGTTTAGTTCTCCTAATGCTCTACCTGACTTAATCATCTCATCGGAATATCTCTTTACTTCAGAGACCATTTCCATTAAATCATATAGACGTCTATTTTTATTGACCTCGTTTGCCATCATGAAAGGCCCTTCGATGTATAATCTTGGCCCTTTCCCGTCGCGCAGATTCTTTTCCTCTTTAATATAAGTAAAGCTGCCGAAATCAGGAGTTTCAACTAATAGTCTGTGTGGCATATAATTATAAAATTATTTATAGTAAACGTTAGTATTTTTTAAGATTTTTTTGGAAAGAGCTGTTTTTCTGTCAAAATTAGGAAGTCAAAATCTTTGCCCTCACACCATTTTTTAGCAGCTTCCCACTTAGCCATATTCTTAGCATATGTTGTAGCCTCAGTAACATAAGTACTTTGTTTTTTATTACCGTGCTGTTTGGGTGGCTCTGTTTGCTTGGATGGCTTTATCTCAACGAGAAACTTCTTTACAGTATTTTCATTAATCTTGTAAACTATACTATTGTCTACATAGTACTTGTGAAATTTATTATCAAGCGGTGATTTGTATGGAATAACTACAGCTTCTGAAGTCCATTCAAGAACTTTAGGGTTATTATCACACCAACGAAAGAAAAACAATTCATAGCTACTCCTGTAAACAGGGTCTTGTGTTCCAAGATATTTTGATCTGTTTACAGGTTTATAAATTCCTTTTTTATATTGGCCAACTTTAAACATTATCCAACAAAGAATAATGGAGGTTCGGCATCTCCGAAACCTGCTGTAGACTTTGTAAACAATTGAGTTTCTAGTTTTTCTTTCTCAGCTAAACCTTGACTCAACATGTCATTATAGTTTACAGTACCACCTCCGAATAAACTTTGTCCGGCATACTTACCTCTTATTTGGCCAATTGCTATCTTTGTAAGTGCTAATGAGTATTGCTGTACCCAAGGCTCCATGACAATGTATTTTATTTGACGTTCTACATAACAACCAATTAAACCAAACCAACGACTAGAAACTGTTTGTACGGATGGGTCTGGTAAAATCTTTAGGTACTGTGTTCTTGGATCAAAATAGAAGTAATAATACTGAGTAAGAGTCTTCGCTCTTGTGCTCATATACATCTGAGTAATGTGCCAGCTTACCAAATCAAAACCGTAGTTACCAAGAGCATAGTTAAAGTAGGTTTGCTGAGCCAATGTTTGTTCAATAGTAAACAATGTATTAGTACCAGTTGTAGTACCTTGATCCAAAGAGAATACATCAACGACTTTTCTATAATTATCTAGATCATAGTCAAAGTTTGCTGAGAGAGCACTCATCAAAGGTGTAATAGTAAACAATGTATCAAGCTTTACACCAGCATAGTGATCGTATAAAGCGCTATCAAAAATAA